ACGCGCATCATATCTTCGCGCAGATCAGCGGCGTGCTCGTTCAAAAGTTTAACGTCGTTCAGCTGCAAAAGGCCAAGTTCGCCGCCTTGCTTCAAACCGATAAAACCGCCATTTTTCATGCCGTTTTTCACATCGTCGAGCTGCTTCGAAATAATGCCACGACCCCAAATCACCGGTGACGACATCCGCGAAACAATATTGTCGCGGCGTTGCAGCGTCAAATTAAGATTCGCCTGCAAGTTCACCATCGGATTGAGATAAAAAGCGCCGCGGCCTTTCGCGTCACCGTCCTCAAACGGCATACAAAGATCAATCGGAATCCCGCCCATCATGTGCTCGTGCGGCTCTTCGATCAATTTGTCACCGACCCAAGCGGTGCGGATCTTATCATCCCACCGGATCGCCATCAAAAACCAATCTTTGCCGTCGATTTGCTTCAAAAAAGTGTCGGCAAGAGCAGTCGTTGAAATCGGCTGGGTCGTTGGCTGCACGCCATAGCGCTCAAGCGCTTCATCGGCCGTAATAGGGTAGACAGCCCAAAAAGCCGTAACGCGACGATCATTGCCATTAGAAATTTGCCAATAGCAGTAGCGTGGATCGTATCGACGGACAAAAGCGCAGCGATTCTCAATATCAAAGCCGGTTTCAGCCACCGCAGCAGAAAAAACGGTGCCGTCATATGCCCATTTGCGCTGCAAATTTCGGCCGCCGGATTTACGCCATACGCCCAAAAGAATTTTTTCGCGGATCGATGCAACCTGTCGCTGCTCGCTCGTCGCGCCAGTCGTCGGAACCTTGATCGTCGGAAAAGCAGAGGTAAAATGAATATTTTTGTCGGCATAAACGCGCAAAAGATTGTTCGATAGATCAGTCGTATTGCGGCGCTGGCCGGATTTCGAGGGGTAAAAAGCCGAATACAAATAAAAATTGCGCGATTGATCCATGCTCGCGTGATAATCAGTATTGTTCGTGATAACATCTTCAAGCTCTTTATTGAGCTTCGTCAAATCGGTATAATTTTTGATCACGCAGCCACCGGCCTTTCCACAAAGTTGACATCAGAAATGAAGCCCAAAACGACGTCTTCGATTTCATGAAATTGTGAGATTGCCAGTGCGTTTGCCATTACCGTGTCTTGTACGATGTCCTTATCATCCCAGATGTATCTTTGATGTTCTCTGAAAAGCGTCGGGATTTTCGGAATTTTCACCGTCCGAAAATCAAACGCATGTTGCATACGTAGGATTATATTTTCCTTGAGCGTTTTTGTAAAGTAAAATGGTTCGCTTAAACCCTCCAACGCTTCTGAAATTCCGTCGCCAACACCAGTGCCATCGTGTTTCGCCTCGGCATCCCAAAATTCTATGTGGTCAATAATCGCTTTTTGGATCTCGTCCCACAACGCCGATCCAGCCTCAATGTACTTAAAATCGACCATACGCGCCGGCCGAACAGTAGTATCGTAAGTGATAATCACCGTCGGGTCATTTTTGCGGCCGAGATCGATGCCGCAGGCATACTGATGAAAATCCTCTTTTGGCATCGTCCACCACTCGGAAACAATGCCGTTTTCGTCTTCGGCCAATTTCAAATAATTGCGCTCAAACACCTTTTCAAGCGTGCGGGTTGAGAAAACAGTGCCGACGTTCGCATCAAAAGCGCCCTCGAATTCCTGCCGCCATTGCAAATCAGTTTTGCCGGCGCGGTTGACTTTGTACCATCGTCCGGTTTTGGCTTGATCGATCCACTTTTGGCGCTCCCGCTTGTCGTCGCCGGCAGAAATCATCTCGGCATAAAAAGGGTTATAGTCCGGCACGTCCCACCATCCGTAATTGAAAACAGTAAATCCCAGGTGGTCGAGCTCCTCACAAATGCGGGCAAACAGGTTTGCGCGGCCTTTTGGCGTCGAGATCACTGTCGCGCGGCCGTTCGTGCGGGCAAGGGCAGGGGATGCGGCCTGCCAAATGTCGTCGGCGTACTGCTGGAAAGCGGCCTCGTCCAAAATAAGATGGGTTGCAGAAAACGATCGGCCGGCTTCCGCGCCGGCGGCCAATGAAACTACAGTCGATCCGATTTCATTCGTAGTGACGCGCTCATTTTCTTTCAATAATTTCGGAAAATTCGGGTCTTTGTCTTTTACCGATCGCAAAACTTGATAAACATATTTGTGAAAGTTGACCGCCGCGTCCTTATCTTTAGAGATGATGACTATTTGAGCGCCCGGGACGTTGCAAAACTCCCAAGCAACTTCGGCCGCTGCAATCGTTGAAATACCGCACTGGCGGGGCTTATTGATCGCGCGGAATAAATCGCGGCAACGGATAAAATCCTGCTGGAATGGATACGGCTCAAGCGGAATATAGCCTTTGCCCGGAAAAAGGATCGTTGGCTCATACTCAAGAATCCATGCTAATGGGTTCGATTTCGCTGTCTTCCGCCGCTGCTCCGGCGTGCCGGTTTTCTTCCACTCCTCCGTTGTCCAATATTTCGGCATGTCGCCATTCTCCCTTGTTTATCTGCTCCATAAGGTCGCCCAATTTATCGATCGTGGCAAAATAAACGGTCGCATTAAACTGCGCCGGATTTGATTTTTGCTGTTTTTCCATACGCTCAAGAGCCACCTGTAGTTTGTGGGCTTTCCAGTGTAGGGGATTATTAGCAATGTAAAGTGGTGCCGATTCATCAACCCATAGTGCATTAAGCTCACGACCCGATAAATCGAGTAGGGGAACTTGTTCAGTCGGTGTTTCTGTTTCCACTGCCATAATTCGAATTATAACACAATCTTTTTAATGGAAAATTCCAAAAAAATTTTGTGTGAGCACCGAGTACAGAGCAGAGAACAACAAAAGAGAAGGTAGGGTCACATTGAAATGAAAGTGATGATGATAGGGGGGGTTCAATCCACGCACACGTAGAGACTAAGCAAGTGCTGAGGGTTTTCACATCTGTTAGCTGTTTAAAGTTCAGTGGTTCGCTGCGCTCTTACTACCCCATCGAACGTGGTCACAGGCAAATAGATCCACGCCCTCGCGCGATCTCTTGCCTGCTCCACCCGTCGATTCGTCCCCTCTTGACAGCTGGTCATTACCAGTAAGGAATAAGTTTCGTTGGCTAATCATAGTTATATAATAATCCTGTCAGTGTGTCTATATATCTGAGTTGTTACGGTTGAACCTTGGCATGAATGCATCCTCGTGTTTGTTGATGGCCTTGTTTATTTGGAAATGAAATAACGCAGCTGGGTTACGACCATTCTTGATCGCGAGATCAGCCTGCGCCATTACAAAGCCTGTGCCTAGCTTATGCATCACGCCGCACCACCATGCTTGGTACTTGGTATTCGTGATGAGTTCCATCCTTAAAAGGTTTTCATAACATTTGTCGATGTGAATATTTTTCAGGTATTTAGCTTCGCGTCGTATCTGTTTGTCATCTATTGCCAATTTGTCTGTTGACTTATTGCCTTTGATGCCGTATTCTTTCAAATTGTCATTTTGTCCTTTTGTCTTGTTGTATTTCTTTTGGTTCTTTTCTTTGTGGAAAACTTCCCCGATGTGCTCTAGCTTGCCCGTTGATGTGCGCATATTCAGTGCTTGCCCTTTCATAGATTTTTGATTCGTGTTCTCAATATACCATGCAAAATCATTTAAAAAAATACTTGCAAATATGTAACAAATGGTGTAACATAAGAGGTGACAAACTAAATCAAAGGAGCAAGTCATGGAATCAGTACAAGGCATCATGTGTCCGGTCGATCCGGCCGAACGCGAACAGTGTGAGGGCTGCCAATAATGGAATCAAACTACATCGTCGTATTTAACGATCGTAAAAAAGGCGAAGTCGCTGCAAGTCAGCTATGTGCTGCCATCGACAGCGGCGCTCTAATCGTGTCAGCAGTTGCAACACGGGATTCAGTTCATTATTTAGTCGCAAAGGTCTCAGAAGAGCCGCAAATGGCCTTAAACGCAGAAGATCGACAAATCATCCGCGACAATCTTGATGCCGAAGATCGTGCCGAGGAGCGCGACAATGAATAAACCAATCCACTTTTTCACAAAAGAGCTCAAGAAATTCCGCGACGATCGTGATTGGACACAGCAACAATTAGCCGATTATCTCACGTTGCAACTAGGTGAAAAAATCGGACGTGTTACAGTAGCACTATGGGAAAGTCAAGATCGCGCGGTAAATGCCGACAAAGCGCTTGAGATCTCAAAAGCATTGAAGATCCAAGTCATGGATCTAGTGGAGCGCAAGGGTGGCGAGTAGGGCACAAATGGTGGTCAACGCGCAGCTGCGCAAGATTAACCAAAAGCCCGAGCCACGTCGCCGGCGGAAACGGAAAAGCAATGAAGATCCATCTGACAAAAAACGAGGGTACCGAGCTAGTAAAACAAGCGCTCGTCGAATTCAAAACTGAATTGCTGCGGCAGCTTGG